GCTTATGGCGATGAAGGGGGCTCCGAGCCGTGATGTTGCTCGTACGGGTTTTCGTCTTGCTGAAGAGGAGGTGAATAAAGTGACTGAAGGTATTATCCAGATTAATGATGCGAAACGCCTCGTCCCTAAGGCTCGAATGATCCGTCGTCCTAAGGTTGATGCTGGTGTTGAAGGCGCGCGTGTTCAATCTCAGGCCGCGTTGTTGGGTGCTGCGTTTAAGCGTAACATTGGCGTCCCAGCTAACCGGGGTGCTGTTGATTTGGATAAATTACCGGTTGTTACAGTCCAGCGGTTGATCGATGTTTGTTTTCGTACGGACTGGCAGGATGTTGTTGGAAAACATTTGGAAGCAGGAATGTGGGAGCCTGAAGAGTTAGACTTGAAGGGCTTTGTTTCTGATCTTGATGGTGCCAAGGTCAATCGTATGTTGGAGGCCTTCTTTCTTGAGGGAACTGCGGATCTTACTGAGTGGCGGCTCATGGCTAAAGGTAAGATTAAGCCGTCGCGTGAAGAAGGAGCCGATCGGAAGATTGATCATTCTCAAACAATTCTTTACCTTGAGAATGGTAACATTAATGCAATGTACTCATCTATTGTTAGGCGCGTTAAGAAGTGTTTTGATGAATGCTTGCGACCTGAAATTAAGATGAATGCTCAAGAGAGCTCGGCCGAACATGAAGAGTGGTATAATTCTTTGGAGTCTGTCAGGAAAAGTCATCAGCATACCTATAGTTATGCTGCAGATATCCGATGTTATGATCGCTCTCAGGAATATCCAGCGGCTAAATGTTACTTGCATTTATGCTCTCGTCTTGGGTTGGGTCGTGATCGGTTGAAGAAGTGGGAAACGATGTATGGCCCAAAGCGTGCTGCCTCATTGATGTTTGGTGTTGTGGCGACGATTATGCTCTCGGGGGTTTCTGGGGCTTGGGACACTTTGTGGCGTAATGGTTGTGTCAATCTTTTGACTCTCGTTATAGCTACAGAGATGCAGCGTGAAGATGTTGTCATGATTGACATTAAGGGTGATGACTTAGATTCTGAGTTTTCACGTCCTTTGAATGTGACTGCCACAGTTGAGCGGATGGGTTTAATCATGAACATGAGTGCGAAGTTTTTTACTAATGACGTTCGTTACATGTGCAAGGAATTTCGCATTAAACTGCACGGTCGTTGGTATCATATTGCTGATCCATGGCCGCGGGTGCAGTCCTTGTGCACGCCTATTGTTATTGGTGATGGTCAAGTTGATATGACTGAGCGTTGGATTTCATTTGGTTCGGACTTGCGTCATTATGAGAATGGATTATTGGTTGATATGGCTTGTGAGGCTGCTCAGCAGTATTATGGTTTCTCGAATCCTCCTTATGGGATGGGAAGAAGTTTGGCGAAGTTGAAGGAAGATAAACGTAAATTCTTTGCTTTTTTCCATTCACCTGAGCGTATTGACTGATTTCTTTGAGTTGGTTTTTTTTTTTCCTTGGTACATTGATAGTTGTATTGGGTGAAAGCGTTGAATCCTTTGGATTCTTTACTATCTTTGATACAGTTTGACTTGGTGATCTTTATACAGTCTTTACAGTGATGATCTAGGATTTTTCCGAATCGGTTTATTAGGGTGTTATATCCCGC